GATTGACGGTCATATGGCTGACCGACTGTCCCTCGCTCTTCAGTTCGTCAGCGATCTGCCGAGTCGGCTTGCTCTCCATCATCTTAGTCAAGATGCTCTTCCGGATTGGATCGAGCTGATCCATGAACTTCGTGGCCGCTGCGAGGTTGGGAGAATTGCTGGCTTCGGATTCGATAGACTGCATCGCAGATGGTATCAGCCCAGATTCTGCGCTAATTCGCTCAGACAGGCTATGGCCAGTTCGATCGATCGTGTCGAAGCTGACAGATCCGAATCGTTGGGTTCGGTCTTTCTGTTCCAGTGCGTCTCTCATCGCGGGGCGCGTCATATTGAATTTGCGGGCGAGCCATATATCAGAGGGATCTTTACCGAACTGGGTTCGGAACTCATCTTGGGCTTTGGCTATCTTAACACTCATGTTATAGATATCGCCCTCGCCCGGCTTAGGAACGGTCGCTTCCATCTCGCGCGCGGCCCGGACTGAGTGCTTTGCCCTAGACCGAATTGCCGCGTCAAGACCTTTCGGACTGGTTGGATCGTAATGCGCGATAACGCCAGGCAGGTCCGTAGCCACGAACTCCTGCGACAGGTCTTGGGCGCTAACCCTCGGAGCCGTCCCCGGGCCCCGGCCTTCGGCCGGTCGGGTCCGTCGCATCAGGTTCTGAATGAGCGGCATCCGATTCTCGATGATCGCGTTGCGCGCGGTAAGGTCTCCGGCTTGGGCCTGTTGCACGGCCTGGCGTGTCGCCACATCGCTGATGGTTTTGAAGCCGCTAGGGTCCTGGACACCGGCAAACGGAGCAGGAACCTCGCCTGCTGCTTGCAGCAGCGTCTTGAGGGTTTCCCACGAGCTAGGATTCCACGTACCGCCAAGCGCCGGCTCTTGCCTGCGTTTGATTTCGGTATGGGCCGGTAGGTTACCGAACGTCATCTAGGAACTGTCCCTGTGTCAACTGGCTGTGGATTGCTCAGCGCTCGCTGGATGTTTGATCCGGAGTCCGGGCCTTTGCCGAGTGAGCCACCTGGCCCGCCCCCCTGCTTCGGAGAAGTGCCCGGAGCCGGGTTACCTGTCTTGCCCTGGCCCTGCTGGGCCATCGCGATCCCGCCCATCACGCCCGTCGGTCCCATCCCCGAAGCTTGCTCGGCCAGCATATATCCGTAGTGTGCCTGGACTATATGTTGGACGAACATGTCTTGCAGGATCTTGGGCAGCGCGCGGAACTGATCCGTGAGGCCTAGTCGCCGATGATGAACGAGGTGCGTCGGGTGGTGGTCAAGCACCGGGTTCCCTTCGAGAGGGAACGTGCTCATAATCGCTGCCATAATCTGCTCGGGTGGGAGATCTTGGTTCTGCTCTTGGTTGGTTTCCAGCTCCTGTTGGATCTGGGTCGCCCAGGACATGAACTTCATGTTTTCTTCGGCGACGACCTTGGTGTCAGCCTCGGCCCCGCTCAGGAGACTGGTCATGCCCATCTCCTCGAAGATCTTCATTTTCTGTTCGGGATCGTTCGGGTTCAGCAATCCCCACTGCAACGCTTGTCCGACCAGCATTTGTCGGCCTGCTTGCGACCGGGGGCGCGTCGAACCCGCTTCGACTCGGATATCCACCTCGCCAATATCGGATCCCATAAACTCCATGAACTGCCAGGAACCAGCAGCCTTGCTAACCGCTTGGACGCGCGGGAAAATCGCACGTTGCCGCCAAATTTCGAGAGCTTGGGTCGCCCAGGTCTCATATGCTTCCTCTAGGTTGTCGAACACCGACCCGTATCGACCGAATCCCCGTTCCAACAGCATCTGGATCGCACTCGCAGCGCGCACGGAGCCGGGGTTTTTGCCCTTCATGACGGCAAACGTGTTCGCGATCTCTTCAAAATCCTGGTCAACCTGCTGGATGAACTGGATCAGGCTCGTCGGAGCCTCAACTCCGGCCAACCGCTCAGGTTTCAGCCCGCCGGACGACGTATATCGGATCTGGATGCCCGGATCCCCGGAAATAGGCGTTGTCTGAACGCCAACCGGCAGCAACCACACCGGATTCGCGCACCGCATGATGATGGTTTGATACAAACTTTCGAGCTCGTTGCGCTGCCGCTGCTTCGGAACGAGGTCATCGATCGGCGTTTTAGCCCAGAACCGGCCCGGAACGTCATCGTACCGAACATGCACGATCGGGAAGAACGGCTTGTCGGTTTTGTTGTATCTAAACGGGTACGGCTCGATACCTTCGAGGATATGTTGATCGCCGGTCATGGTGATGAACGCGCCGTCGGGGTAGTCTTTGCAGGACTTCACGTACAGATGGTAGAGCGTGACGCCGCCAGTCGAGTCATCGATGTTCCGGTGGAATCCACCGCCGCCGCTGAAGCCGGTACCGGTCATGTGGCTGAGGCTGTTCATGAATGACCTGCCGACATCGCTTTCATTGTCGGGCTCGACATCATCAGCATCCTTACCGTACGTCTGACGGACAGCTTCGAGCGCCTTAGATTCGATCACAAGGATGCCGGTCTGTTCCTCCATCTCCATGACGTTGTTGTCAACGTACACTTCGAAGGGGCTCAGCGCGGTTACCCGCAGCCGGCCTTGAGGAACGCGGATACTGTTGTTCGGGTCTTCTTGGAGGTTCTCGCCGCCACAGTTCGGACACTTCATGTCCTGCGGAATGTCTTTGGGAGCGATCGACAACCCGCAATCCGGGCACAACTCTCCGGGAATACTCGCCATCCCGGTGTCCTTGCCCATGTCGAACTCAGTCCTAAGGAATCCATTCCCCGTGAGCGTGAGCCATGATGCGAGCCTCCGCTTCGCTCCACGAAACCCACTTTCCTGGATAATGACGTCGAGATACTTGTCCGCAGCATTCGCAGACAATACGGAGCGCTCGTTCTCCTGAGTCGGCATCGCATTGAACGCAGGGTTGATCTGAGCAACTGACGATCGTATAACGTTCGCAGTGCTTGCGAGACGATTCGTTACAGGTAGCGGCACCCAACTCGGCATGTTGCGCATCCGCCATCTGCGATAGGCCTCCTCGTAAACGATCCATTGCTGGCCGAGGTAGAACAGGATATTCCGGTACCACTCCCGCTCGAACACCCACCGGCGGTACAGCAGCCGGTCTTTGTAATCGAGGACAAGCCGAGCGAACGCCTGATCCTTCTCGGATATGTCACTACGAACGGATCTATCGGTCTTCGCCACGGACTCTCTCATCTTCGCCCGGGGTTAGCCAAGCGTTAGTCGGGATCTTTCCGTCTGGATACGGCAGCTCTACCAAAACTTCGTCTTGGTACTGTTTGATTAGGGTTGTACTCGCGACGTCTGAGCTCATCTTGGCGGTTAACTGATATTCGAGGTCACGGATGATCCCCAGGAGGCGGTGATTCTCGGCCCAGAGATCTCGGTGATCTTTGAACAACCAGCAGAGGCTGCTTAACCCCATGGGTCATACTCCTGGACGGGATCGCTGCGATCCTCGCCCTCACCCCAGAACTCTTGGGGATTCATCGGGGTTATGCCCGGGTCGCGAGTGAGCGGATCGTTGCGGTCTTGGATGCGTTTCAGGCGTCTGCCTTCGGCGATGTTATGCCGGCGACTGACTTCGTCCATCCCGGCGAACGGGTTCGGGCCAGCGCCCGGCTCTAATGCATCGAACTCTTGCGGCATGATCGTTAGACCGTACCCGAGTGCATCGACACTGTGGAAGGTGGACTTGTCCACTATTTTGGCTTCGCCGTCCAAGGACTGTTCCGCGTAGTACTCAGGCATTTGGCGCAGGAGGTTCTGGCATTCTCGGCTGACCGCCAACCCGCGACGAGCAGCAATGTTAATCCGCTCAACACGAGGAAATGGATCAGCAACGCTAGGGACACAGTATATGCCTTCCTCTCCGTAGATGTCAGCCGGGCTGACGACCATCTGCTGGCGAGACTGAGTCCTGTGGAATGCTGACTTGTCGATCACCGTTAACGTAATCGTCTCCGATTTGGTTAGGGCCCGGATTCGAGCGGCGTGCTGGTCGATGCTCGAATGTACGCCCCAGTATTCTCTGTAGACGTACGGAGCCCGAGGAGCGACTCCTTTGTGCTCGATACCACTGACGTTGATGGCGATCCACAGACAGCAACACGGCGAGTTGAGCGCATGGTCGATGGCCCTGTACTTCGGCCATCCCGCGGGAGGATCGAACGGGTCCACGACAACTGGATCCAGCAACAGCCGACCACTTCCGCCCTCCATCGTTGCGTAGATGAAGTGACGCTGCCACTCCGGGGGGTGGGCCATCAGCGACGCGAGATACCGCGGCGCGAGGTTGTGTCTGTTATCGAGGGTGGTTCCGTGGAAGAACCGGCGCGTCGCGCACGGCACGTCCGGCCGCGGCGCTCCCTCGTCATCCGGATGGCCAGCGTCGAAGACGCAGTGAACATCGACCGGGCACCGAGCGTCGCTCAACGCGCGCTTCGCTGGAAGGTCTACGAACCGGCGCCAGATCCAGTTGTGGCCGTTGTCGTTAGCGGCGGCGATCGCCTGCCAGCCTTCGCTCGGGACGAGCGGCCATCGAATACGTCCGGTCAGCAGCTCCCACAACTCTTCGCTGATCTCCTCGGCCTGGTCAACGACGATCATCGAGTATTCTTCGTTCCTGAACTTCACTGGGTCATCGAGGTTCGTGAAGAAGAACTGGCTCCCGTTGATCAGCCGCGCGTGCTGAGTACCTTCTCGGTAGTCCCACTTCAATGGCTTGGTGAACCATCCTGCTCGGTGCAGCCGATCTGCCATAAGATAGAACGGTTGCTTCACCGTGTTAACGACTTCGTTAAAGGTGCGCCGGCCAAGGAGGACCTTACTGTTGGGGTACCGGACCGCGTGGGCAATGGCAGCCGCCACTATGCCTCGCGTCTTGCCAGCAGCGAACCCTGTGATACAGCCGATCTCGAACTCCTTACTCCCGAGGATCTGGGTTTGGATTGGAGCAGGAGTATCGCCCAATAGATCGCTTAACTTAAATGATGGGCGGGCGGTCACTTAGACTCGGTAAAGACGTCACATGCCTTACCACTAGGAACAGCTTTTCGAAGCCCCTCTTCATTACTGAACTTAACGTCATCGATCCAGGCTTCCGCGATCTCTTCCTTCGCATCCCACCGGATATAAACTCTAGGGAGTTTGTTCGGCTCCTTGAAGATAGCAACCGTCTCATCACCGGGGAGTTCGTAATCATACCGAAGGATTAACAACCCGGACGGGCAGACCGTAGGATATTGACCGACCTGCTCAGCGGCCGCGGGTACAACCGGCATCTTCTCGACTTCGCCTTTAGCGTATGAATTGCATCCCGCGGTAAAAAGCAGCGCGGTAGCAAGGATCAGATGTTTGAACATTACTTAGACGCCTCCGCTGATTTCAGGAAACTTAACAGATAACCCAACCCAGACGCGACTGCCTGGGTAGCGCCCGGGTATCTATACGAGAGGTAAGCTCCGGCAAGAGGCGCAAGCGCCTGATACCAGGGCGAGTTAAGAACTGCATACACGTACTTCATTAGATCCCTCCTTGGGGGGTTAAGCCGGGTTGTCTCACCCGGTCCAGGGAACTGAATCCCCCGAAGCCCGGGGTCTGGCTGGTGCCGCCTATAGGCCCGGCAGGGGCTCCAGGCGGGGCACCGGTGAATCCACCTGCGAAGTTCATGCTGCCAGGCCGGACAGCGCTCCCGCTACCGACAGCGCCCGGGTTGGCGCCGGCCGGGATGCCAGCTCCCCCAGCTCCGATGGGGCCTGGGCCTCCTGCCATGGGTCCGGCCTTAGGCGCGGACGGAGCCATAGCAGTTCCGATAGCGCTGCTGGCAGCGCTGACAGCGATCGGGGCGATGATATTGGTGAACAAAGCACTCAGGAGTTCTCCCAGGCCCATTACATACCCTCCGGGGTCAGCAGATCTTCTATCAGCTCTAGGCTCCGGGGCGAGGCGGGGTCGGTCGGGGTCGGGATCGCCCGGTCCAGCCCAGCAAGCTTGAGCCACAGCTGGATGGCCCGGATCCTGGTCTCCGGCTTGGCCGACGGCCCGCACAGGAGTTCGAGCTCCATGATCCGTTTCCGAGCCTGGCGCTTGAGCTGAGCCAGGGCCTGGGCTAGTTCTTCTCCAACGGCGTGGTCGGCGGCAGCGTTGGCCTGGCTGACGACGTCAGCGAGCCTCTGCTCCCACCTGTCATCCCTGGACCAGTTGGTGACAGTCGTCTTGGTCACCCCGCACTCCCGGGCTATTTCAGTCTTCCGGGCACCGGTGGCGAACATCTCATACGCCCGCATCCGGGAGGTTAGGTTCTGGTCCTTCCGCGGTCTAGCCACGATCGTCCCCGCTACCCGGGGGGCACAGGCTGCCTTCTTGGTTGAGCCAATCCTGGTAGGCTTTATCCCGCCAGGCCGTCTTAAACCCGCGCGGGGATGAGATCGGACTCTCGTCCACGAGGTCTAGGTCCTTGATCTGGTCGCTCGGTGGTTCGATCCCGCTATAGACGCCCATAAGATATCCTCGCTCCTCCTGAACTACCGTTTAGCTCGTATCGGCTCTAGTTCGGAAGTACTCAACTACTACTACCCCGTACTTCCTCATCGCCTATCGACCCTATTCGATCTACTAGTTCAACTATACCACAACCGGCCGTTTAACTAAGTACTGGTTAAGGCATAACTATCCGATATCGTTACGAAAGATTATTTAAAATAGGTATTGACAAACGAACGTTAACCCGAGTTAAGGAGATTGGACTGTGCAGTAACGTTATGTAAGTACGCGTCAGCACTACGCTAACCTCTCGCTCAGGCACGTGTGGGTCCCTTCCCACTTTACGAATAAACCCCCGCCTTCGCTCTAGGTTAGCGGGGTAGGGGGATCCGTACGTGTAACGTAAGTACCTAAGGAGAAACAACTTTCAACAACTTTACGCCCTGGGACTCCACATTCCCCCCTTTCGATTCGCGTCGGTGGGTCCTGGGGGTGTAGTTATCTTGGCATGGCGATTGCAATAGCATACATCATGCCAACACCATACGCCCCCGGATATGCATATCTCATGCCATGTTACGTGCCATATAGCCCAGGACTTAGTGGATAACCTGCCTCGGGTAGGTCGGGTCAAATAGTTTGACCCCTTCGTGTTACGTGCCATGTTGCACCGGACACACTAATCACCAGGGGTTAGCGCCCCTGGAAAACGGAGCCGATCAGGCTCCGACAAGGCGGCTCGGGTAACCGAGTGACCAACCCCGCCAAGCGCCCATCCGGGCCAAACAGATCGCTCCCGCATCATGCGGCCAGTACGGGCTGACTGTACGCGGGCCAGCAGTGTGCGTCACCACGGTGACGCGCACAAGCCCGGCCGCAAGGTCACGACTGGCGCCAACATACC